CTTGAAGCGGCCGATCTCCTCATCGGTGATCGGCACCTCCTGGCCCCACTTGACCGGGTTGGCCACCGCAGCGGTTCCGGTCGGCGCGAGCGAGCGCGGATACTGTGCGCCCGGCGCGACCTGGCGCGGCGCGTCGCTGGTGTAGATCGACTCGTCGGTCTCGTACAGGATCGACGAACCCTCGATGCGGCCGGTGAGCAGCACGTCGGCGATGAAGCGGTTCTCGGCGATCGTCCGCAGCCGCCGGGAGACGGCGGTCGGGCTGTTCAGGAACCGCGAGATGGTAAGGACGTCACCGGAGAGCGAGGGCGCTACCGGGGGGTAAGTCAGTGGCATGAGTCAGCCCTTCTCAGCTGCGTCCGAGGAATTCGACGGTGACCGTGTCGGCCGCGCCGACGATGGCCGTACCGACGAGCTGAGGGAACGTCCCGGCCGCGATGGCCGCGACCACTCCAGCCGCACCCGCCGCCAGGTTGTCGCCCGCGTTGAGCGCGCCGGTACCGGTCACCCGGTGCACCAGCCCGGGCAGCGGCCACACGTCGACCTGACCGTTAACGGTCGCCTGGTCGAACGCGGCCACGCCGAGCACCTTGACGCTCGCCGCGCCGGCCGGCCCGCACGTGCCGTCGCCCGTGGACTCGACGAGCCGGCCGCCGGTAACGGCGACGCTGGCCTTCATCGAGATCGGGGCCGTTCCGCCCGTGTAGACGGGGGTGTACTGCGCCATCAGGCACCGACCTTTCCGTACATCGCCTCGTAGGCGCTGTCCGCTTCGTTCATGTCGACCTCCTGGCCGAGGAACCCGCCCGTGGTCACCGGAATGACGTTGCGGGCAAGCAGGGAGACCGTGCGGCGGGTGCCCTCCGGGTCGTTGTCCCAGAGCTTCTCGTACGCCGTCAGCGACGCCGGGGGAATCCGGCCCTCGCGGGTGGCGGTCGCGAGGAAGGTGTCCCGCTCGTTCTTGCGGTTCTGGTTGTAAGCGATCTCGCCCTTTCGGGCCGTCTCGATCAGCGTCGAGAGCTGCGCCTTGTCGATCAGTACGGCCTGACCGGAACCGGCCAGCGTCGCCATCGCGTCGATGTCCGCCTCGGGCGGGGTGGTGGCTGCGGGCGGCGCCGGGATGGTGGCGGTGAGCGCCGCCAGAACCTCCGCGTCGCTGGCGTCGGGTCCGAGACCCAGCGCCTCCCGCATCTTGGCTGCGTCCACGGACGCCTCCTCAGGATTGGTGATGGGCCCGGGCGCCGGAACGGCGGCGGGAGTCTCGGTGTCGGGCGCGGTGACGTCGGTGTCGATCGACACGACCGGGGCGTCGGCCTTGTGCACCGCCTTGCGGATTGCGGCTCCGGCCGGGCTGACGTCGCGGGCCACCAGGTCGGCCCCGTCTGCCTTCTTCCCGGCGGCGAGCAGCGCGGCGGCGCGGTCGGCGAACCGGACCGGGAGCGCTGCGGCAGCCGCCTTGACGTCCTCGTAGACCATGGCCACCTCCTGCGGGTCGCCGAAGGTGAACGCCTCGCCCTTGAGCTCGACCGGGATGCGGTAGAACTTCCCGTTAGAGTCGTCGGCGGCGATCAGCTCCAGCGGGTCGACGTGCATCGCGGTGATGTACATCGAGTAACCCGCCGACTCGTAGTACTGGCGGCTGATGTCCTCCACGGACACCGACGCCTTGACGACGGCCATGTGACCTCCTCGGTCGGTTCGGATGGTGGCCTTGACGGCATCGGAGCCGAAGATCGCTACCAGCTGGCCGCGGCAGCGGGCGCCACCGAGGCAGTCGCGGAACTTGCCCGCCCCGTACGCGGCTTCGGCGTCGGCGCGCGAGGGGAACGCGTAGCCGTCGATGGCTTTGCAGTTCTCGCACACGTTCTTGTCATTCAGCTCGGAGGCGTATAAGGTGACCGCCCCGTCCCAGCCGTCGAGCACCGCCATCTGTCCTGCGTGCTGGGCGGCCGACAGCGCGCCGCCGAGCTGGTCGCGCAGGTAGCGGTCGGACAGGCCGGCCAGATGGGTCAAGGTGTCCGCGCTGATCAGCTTCCCGTCGCCGGTGCCCAGCGCTTGAGCGGCGGCTCGGCCGGCTTCGGCTGCGGTCCCGGCGGCCATGGCGGCGGTCACGGCCTCGGCCACCGCCTGCACCCCGTCCTCGGTGATGTCCGGAAGCGCGAGCGTGACGCCCTGCTTCTTGCCCGCAGCGACCTGCGCCTTGGCGGCGGCCACGGCCACCAGATGCATTGAGGCGAGGAGGGCAGCAGCAGCCACCGCGCTGTCCACCTGCAAGCTCCCGAGCGCGTCCGGGTTGCTGTCCACCGCGTCGGTGATCTGCGCGGAGAGTTCGTCCCGCTGAGCCGCCGAGATGTCCGGCCACTGCTCGAGCAGGTCGCCGAGCGCGGTGTCCCACTGCTCCTGCTCGGCCGTGAAGTCGACCCCGGACCGGGCCTCGATGTCGCTCGGCTCGCGCGCCGCGGCCAGCGTGACCGTGGTCGACAGCGCAGCCCGGGCCATCGTGGCCGCGCTGTCACCGGCCAGCGGCTGGGTCCACGCGGCGTAGACGTCCTGCATGCTCTTGAGCACGCCGACGCCGGGCGGCGCCACGCCGAGCAGGGACAGCGCGGTGATCACGCTGGGATGCAGGTGCCCGATCTGGCAGACGAACGGGCGCCATATCTCGATCGACCGGTCCGGATACGCCGCGGCGAGCACCGAGAGCCCGTTCTCGTCCGCGTCGGCCAGCCACGCCGGCATGCCGGTCAGGTCCCCGGAGATCTTCGCCCCGTCGAAGCTCATGTTCGCGATCCACCCGACGGCCGGCTCACCGTCCCACCGCACCCCGCCGGACGGGTCGTCCTCGTCGTGGCCGAGCTTGATCACCGGGTTGCGCACGCCCGGACATTCCAGCGCGGCCAGCGCGTTGACGAAGTCCTCGGCTGTGAACGTGGTCTCGCCGGTCGCCGCCTTCCACGTCCCGACCGCGGCCAGCTCGATGCCGTGAAGCGTCCGCAGCGCGACCGGCTGCCGGATCTCGGGCTGAGTCACGGCGCCGGTGCCGGCACGGGAGCGGGAGCACCTGTCGGCGCGGACGCTGGGGCGGGAGCCGGGGCCGGGGGGACGACCGGGGCGGGCTGGGCGGACTTCCACTTGGCGTCCGTGAGCACGGGCAGGTTGTAGCGCTGACGCAGGTCGTTCTCCAGCGTGACCTCGGGCGTGAGCGCCTTGCAGGCGACCAGTGCGCTGATCGCCTCGCTGGTCACCTCGGGTCGGTTGATGTCCGTGCACAGGATGCCGGGAACCGGCTCGTCCTCGCCCCAGTTGTTGTCCACGATCTGGACGTTCATCCCGGTCGCCGTGTCGGTGATCTCCTCGGCGACAGACCGCCAGCTCATCTGCAGCAGGCCGATCACGGTCTCGCCGAGCGCCCGGTTGCTGCTGGACGCCGTGTCCAGGTTGAGGATCTCGGCCAGCACGCTGGTCGCGATCTGGGCGTCCAGGTAGTTGACGAAGCCGAGCGTGTCGGGCACGGAGCCGGACAGGCCGGTCAGGTCGAACTTGAAACCGTCAGGCAGGCCGATGCCGGACTGGTCGCCCGCCCGGTAGCCGGAGGCGATCAGCGAGGCGGCCGTGATGTCCGCGGGCGGGCTGCCAGGGGGGGCGCTCACCGTCGGGACGCCCATCCCGAAGCGGCGGCTGGACTGGGCCATCACGCGCCACATCTCGTGCTTGAGCAGCCACGGGCCGTACGACTCGGCGATCATGCTACGCCCGTTCCAGCCCGCGCCCTCGCGCTCGTGGGCGTACCAGAGCAGCCCGGACGCGGGGATCGGGTCCTTGCCGCCCTGCTGGTAGACCCGCCGGAGCGAGCCGTCGTCGTTGACCTGGATGTCGGTGATCGTCTGCGGCAACCGCTCGGACAGCTCGGCCAGCTTGGCGCGCAGCGGGCTGCCGACGATGTCGTAGCGGATGGCGAACGGCGAGAAGCCGAAGGTCAGCATCAGCAGGGCGACCCGCAGGTGCTGCTTCCACTGCACGCCGCGGCGCCGGGCCGGACCCGGGTCGTCGTTGTTCCCGGCGATCGGCAGCCCCCACGCGTCGGCCAGGAACTCGACGACCTCGTCCCGGCAGCCGTTCGGATTGATCGCGTAGGTGCCCATCCGCAGCGGGTAGGTGTAGGCCTTGGTGACCGCCGAGATCTGCGGGTCCTTGCGCATCTTGGCGAAGGTCTGCATCGACAGCGGGAACGACAGCGCGGGAACGGTCTCGTAGAAGTCGTACGCGATGTCGCTGTAGCCCGAGGTCATCGACCCGGCGGCGGTGCGCGGCAGTCCGGCGAAGTCGGGCACGGCACCTCCTACGATCAGGGCATGGACGTATACGTGGTGAGCAATGTCTGGGACCCGGGCGGTAGCACGATCGTCGGCGCGGCAGCCGACCGCAGTGACGCCGAGGCTCTGGCCGACCGGTTCGCCGACCGGGTGACCACTCAGGGATGGGCTCCGTGGTTCGACATCAGTCGCGAGATGGGTCACCGGATGTGGGAGCGGATAGCACTCATCAGCTCCTCGCTGTCACAGGAGATCGTCTGCGTGCCGCTGGCCAGTGCCCACCCGGTCTTCGTGATGGACGATCCGAAGGTCGCGCTCACGTGGAGCGGCGTCGGCCGGGGCGATGCCCTGACGAAGTCGAGCGAGATCCAGGAGATCGGCCGCCAGTTCGGCGCGCCGTGATGGACGTCATTCGCGAATGCCCGGACTGCCCGGACAGGTTCTACGTGATCGACGAGCAGCCCGAGATCGACGACCTGTCCGGGCCCGAGGGGATACGGTTCGCCGTCTACCGCACGGCGTGGGAGATCGAGATGATGCGGCACTGGCGCGAGCGGCACCCGGGCCGGATGGAAGCGCTCGGGATGACCGAGGAAGCGGTGATCGCTGATGCCAAGGCGGCCATAGACCGGATAGTCAGGCGCGTGACCGAGGGGCTTACCAATCCGCCCGGCTGAGGTCGAGACCGCCCGGCAGGCCGGTGGCGGCCTCGTAGGCTCGGTCGACGTCGGACGGTGCCGTGCGGGTGGCGAACTTCTCGCGGGGCGGGGTCCAGTGGGCCGAGGCGATGCGGGCGGCGTATGAAAAACAATCGAGCTGGTCGTCGTGAGCCCAGGCTGGGAAGCCCGCGATCTCGTCTTCCCACTCGTCCAGCCAGAGCACGAAGTCGGGCCAGAAGACGGTATGCGCGCGGACCCGGTTGGCGGCCGGGATCGAGCGCGTGATCTTGTCCTTCTCAGGCGTGACCGGCTCGACGCGGATGCCCGCCTTCGTGGCGTCGATGACCAGCGTCGAGCCGATGAAGCCCTTCTCGACGTACACATCCGGGCACACCCAGCGGGTGACCAGCGGTCGCAGCAGGTCCCAGTGCGCCGACTCGCCGATGCGTTCCCGTTTGCGGTCCAGCAAGATCAGCTGACCGTGCATGGTGATCGCCCAGACGCTGGCGACCGTCCAGTCCGCCGAGGTCTTGGTGCTGGCCGCGAGGTCCATGGTGATGAACCGCGTCATGTCCGACAGGAACAGCCGGTCGCCGTCGACCATGATCTGCGAACCGCGGAGCGCGTCGTGCCGGCTGCCGTCCGGCTGCAGGTACTGCCAGTACCGGAAGTCGGCCCGCTTGAACAGGTTGCCCTCGGCGGCCACCGGGTTCTGCATGTAGATCGAGTTCCACACGTACAGCGACCGCTTGGCCTTGAGACCGAGGAAGTAGCCGGGCGCGCGGCCCTGCACGCTGATCAGCTCGCCCTGCGGGCTGTGCGCCGACGCGCCGTCCGAGCCGCGGACCGGCGCTGCCTCGGGGTCGCGGACCGCGGGGATGCGGAGCACCTTCCACTCGCCGGGCTCCTCGGCCAGCAGCCGACCGGCAAGATCGTCGGAATGCCAGCGGGTCATCATCAGCACGACTCGGGCCCTGCTGGACAGCCGCGTCGCGCTGTCCGACTCCCACCAGTCCCACGACCGCTTGCGGTAGGTCGGGCTCTCCGCCTCGGCCCGGCCGCGAAGTGGATCATCAATGACTAGAAGATCAACTTGCTCGCCAGTGATCCCGCCCTCGATGCCGACCGACAGCACCCGCCCGCCGGCCGTGGTCTCGAAGTTGTTCACCGCGCGCGAGTCGTCCATCAGCTCAATGCCGAGCTCGGGGTGCGCCACGATCATGCGCCGGATCCACTTGCCCCAGCGCTCGGCCTTCTCGGCCGAGTAGCTGACGATCGCGATCCGCAGGCTCGGGTCCTGCGCCAGCAGCCAGAGCGGGAACCAGCACGAGGTACGGGTCGACTTGCCCTCCTGCGGCGGAACGAACACCATCTGCCGGCCGGTCGCACCCGGGGCGTCCGCCAGGTCGACCAGCGCCGAATCGACTGCATCGAGCGCGGGGGTCTGCCGAGTGGATGGCAGGTACGCCTTGGCCAGGGCGCCCGGGTTCGGGTAGCGCTCGCGGAACGCGGTCCGGTCAGTCGCCGCTATCCGGCCGCGCAGGCGCTTGGTCTCCAACAGCTTCTCGCGCAGCCGCAGCAGCTCGTCGGTCGATCTCTGCTGAAAGCTCGCGGATAGTCCGATCGACATCGCTCTCCCCGATCTGCACCTGAACGGGGGCCTTGGCGCCGGTGAGGTCGTCGATCTGGCTGATGATCAGGCGTGCCTCGCGCATCATCTTCTCGTCGCCGGCCAGCGCCTTGGTCATCGCCACCCGGAGCAGGTCGGTCAGCCGATCGAGCGACTCCTGACGGTAGAGCGCGATCTCGTCGTACGCGAGCGACTGGTGTTCCTTGAGCAGGGCCTTGACCCCTTTGTACGCGCTCGCCTTGTCGGAGAATCCGGCGCCGGCAGCTACGTCGTCCCAGCTGTTGCCGAGTCGCCGGAGCTCGGCCGCCTTGCGTCGCTTCTCGTAGACCTCGGCCATCTGCGACGGCGGGTGGGAGATGTGCGCCGGCGTCTGGTGGGGTACCGATCCTGGCTTCACGGCTACCTCCCCGCACCGGATCCGGGCACGGTGAAGTTGGGCCGAATTGTGGCACACACCCTGATCATCCGCCAACAACCGAACGGTTGTGCACCCACGCGGCGTGCGCCCGGAAGATGTCGGCCAGCCGGTACGTCCGGGCTCGGCGCCCGCGCTTGCCGTAGACCGCCCCGCACGGCGACACCTCCCGCAGCGCCCGGGCCAGCTCCCGCCGCGGCATCGGCGGGTCGAGCACCGATGCCGCCTCGGCCAGTGTCAGGCTGCTCACGAACGCCCCAGCACCCGGGATGCAGGCAGGATCAGGCCGCAGAGCAGGCAGCGAAAGAACAGAGCCTCGACTGCGGCGGTTCGATAACCATCTGTCCGTGCGATCACGACATCCCGGTACAGCGACATCCGGTCGTTGGTGTCCTCCCCGTACGACACGGCCATGTTGACTGCTGCCAGCTCCGGCGTCGTCGGCTCCCCGTCGGCGTCCCTCGGCGTCGCGCGGTACGCCGCGTTCTGGAACGTCACGGCCAGTTGGTGGGCCGGATGAGCCGGAGGTAGGGAGTTTGGGCAGAGCGGGCCCTGACCGCCCATGTCGAGATCGATCAGTCCCTCGCTGTCGAGGTTCACGTCGTCGGCTCCAGCCGGGGGGCGGACGGGGCGATGAAGGTCAGCTCGGAGATCATGGAGACCGAGACGCGGCGCAGGTGACGGAGGATCGGATCGTCCTTGACCCACGACAGCGCGTGCGTCTCGTTGGTGAACGCCTGCACCGGCCACTCGCCGCGGACCATGCCGAGGATCAGCTCGTCGGGGAACAGCCACATCCGCTGATCGTATTCGGACCGCTGGTCCTCGGGATCGGTCATGGTCATGACCCCTCAGTGGATGCGTACCGAGCGGTCGGCAGACCGTCGACCTTGCGCGCCTCAACGCCGTGGGCGCGGCCGAGCGACCACGCCAGCCACTCGGCTTGATCGACCGAGACGGCAGCCGCGATCGGGTTGACCTGACCGGAATGGTCGACAGCGAAGACGAGCGTGCCGAACCATCCGATGAACTTGATCGGTGTCATGGTCACGCCCTCGGGAAGCGGGGAGCGGTGAAGCCGGAGCGGTACTGCTCGGCGAGCATCGATCCGGTGGCGTAGTCGTATGCCTGGCTCCACGCCTCGGTGTACTCGGCCTTCCACGCGTTGCCGGCGGCCTGCACGAGCGTGGCGAACAACGCGGTCTTGACGGCCGCGTACTCCTCCAACGTCGCGCCCTTGATCGTGCCGTCCGGCCGGGTGAACGCCGCGTGCTTACGGCCGAAGCTGGCCAGCGCCGTGTCGAGCCGCTGCATCCGATCCGGGTCGTCCGGGTCGTACAGGTCCGAGAGCGCGACGAGAGCGGCCAGCAGCAGCTCACGCTGCTTCGCACCCTTGTGATCGCTGCCCAGGTCGCCTTCGGTCGGGTTGCCCGGGAATAGGCTGACCATCTCGGGCGCACCCCGGAACAGCACGCCGTAGAACGTCCGTACGACAGCGTCGCCCTGGTCGCCCAGCAGCGCGATCGACTCGCGCAGGTAGTCGCTGATGCCCGGCATGTAGCCCGTCCCTCCGCAGTGCTCGCACGCCTCACGGTGCGGGCTGACGACCGCGTGCGGCACCGCGGCCCGCGCGGACAGCCGGGCCGGATACGGCGGCCGTTCGACCGGCGGGATCCCCTCGGCGCGCCACTGCTGTTCCTGGACCACCGTGTCGTCCGGCTTCGGATCCATCGCCGGCGTCCACGCGGCCAGCGTGCTCGACTCGCCGACCCGGTTGACGCGGATCGCGTCCTCGGCCGCAGCCCGGTCCTCGACCGAGGCCACCCATCCCGGCTCGCCCTTCAGGTTGACCAGTTCGTCCCGGTCGCTGTCGACCTTCTCGTCACCCATGCTCGTCTCCTGCTTCTGTCGTCTCCGGAACATCATCGGATCATTCCACCACGTCACACGTGTCGCAGATGCGGATGGCGTAGTCCGGATCGTCGTAGCCCTGATCGCCCTCGCCGACCCGGCGCATCACCCGGACGATCCGACGCAGCTCGCCGCACAGCCAGCACTTCGGTCGGCGCGGCATCGGTGACGATCCCCGGTTCACAGCGCCTCCATCTCCTTGCGCCAGCGGCGCGACCAGCGGGCCGCGTGGCCAAGGTCGGCGAATACCGGCACGTTCGCCAGCTTAGGGCTGCCGTCGGTGCGCCAGAACCGGTAGGCGGTCGCGTACCGGCCGTTGAGGAAGCCGAGGCCGTACGCCTGCCAGCCGTGGTAGGCGATCGCCCGCTCGGTGGCCGCGAACGCCTGCCAGATGTCGGTGGGCAGGGTCCGCAGCACCTCGCCCACCGTGGCGTACGGGCTGGCCTCGGCGACCGCCTCGATCTCGTCCAGCAGGTGATGCACCCGGCCGTGCGCGTTCGCGCACAGGTCGACCACCTGCGAGTCGCCGCCACCGCGGACCAGCGGGCGCACGTGGTGACCCTCGATCGGGACCGGCCAGTCGTGGCCGGGATGGACCAGGCAGTCACGCCCGAGCATCACGGCGCGAGCAGCGAGATCAGGTAGACGGTCAGTACCGCGGCGCCCGCCGTGCAGACGATCAGGCTGATTGCCGTGACGATACCGAGCAGCGTCTTGGCCGCGAGCAGCACGGCCCGTTTCCCCTTGCGCTCCCGGGGTAGGTAATCCTCGATCATCAGCTCTCCGCACTGCCCGCACCATCGTCGCCACCCGTTCGCGTCGTAGCGCACCCACCCGGGGTTGTGCCCACTGGGACAGCGACTCATTCATTCACGCCCACCATCAGCCACGGCGTGACCACCCGGCCCCGGCCGTCGATCCACGCCCGGCACCCCGCGTTGCACTCACCCGGGACGCGTTTGCGCCCACTGCCGCACTCCACCAGCTCGTAGCGCTCCATGCTCGGACCCCACGCGATCACGCCCTGGCCCAGGTGTTCGCACTCGGTGTGCGGGCACGGGCCGATCACCGGCCGCGGCATCTCGCTCTTGAACCAATGGATCTCGCCCGGGTGGTCGAGGTGCGCCTCAGCCATCCTCGACCGGCCCACCGCCGATGCCGCCGCCCCACTCGGGGTGCGAAGCAAGGAAGGCGATCACGTCGCCGTTGATGAACTCGCTCGTATCCAGGGCGTAGATCGCACCGACGTAGCGGACGAACGAACGCCGCTCGTCCGGCTCCGGGCTCGTGTTCGGCTCGGTCCGGACCACGAACGGCCAGCGGGCATGCCGGGCGGCCGCGCGCTCCTCGACCTCCTCCATGGTCAGCGCGAGGAACTTCGCCGACTCCTTGCCGCCCATCTGGCTCGTCTCGGGCGCGAAGCAGCCGGCCAGCCGGATCGGTTCCTCGGTGAACACGCCCATCCCCAAGTCCAGGATCATCAGCACCGTGTCCCCGTCGTCACCCTTGCCGGCGCGCGCCTTGTCGGAGCGCCGAGCTCGGTACTCCCACATCAGCGCATCACCGTCCCGCCGTTTTGTGTCACGACCACGGCTCCAAGCGGTAGGTCCGGATGTTGACCAACGGGACGCTTGCGACGTGCTCGATCCGTGCGCCCTGCCCTGTCTTGACCATCATCTCCAGCAGGACCGCATTGCTACCGTCCCCGGTGATCTTCGGCGAGACGACGGAGCCGCCCACCGGGCCGAACGATCGGATCTCACCGTCCATGTATTCCACGATCACCCGAACGGCCGAATACGTGCCTGTCGAGCCGATCAACGAAACACTCACGCTCCGCCGCCCATCGTCGTGCCGTCTCCGAAGATCAGCCGCTCCTCGCCCGTCATGCGGCCCGGCTCCATGCGCGCCCTGGTGGGGTTGCCGTCGGCGTCACGGCAATCGGGGAAGAAGCAGCGGACCTCACCCTTACGTCGCAGCATACGCAGGCCGTACGTCTTGCAGTACGGGCACGCGAGCGGCTGGCCACCGGTCCTCGGCAGCGGCGCCCACGGCTCGTCCTCGTCCACCGCCGGGACCGAGCGGGCCGCCGAGACCCACTGCTCCAGCGCCCTGGTCGCCCACCTCAGCGCGGTGTCGCCGACCGCCGGGGCCATGTTGCGGACGACCGACAGGGCCTCGGCGCCGTACGCGTCCTTGAACAGCGGGAGCCGCAGCCCGGCGGCCGAGCGCATGCCGCGGGCGAGGTTGCCGGCGCCGAAGTAGATGTCCCAGTACGCAGAACCGGCCATCGGCGCCCACGGCTCGGACGACTCGGGCGGGTGTCGGCCGATGGTGCCCGTGTCCGGGCCCGATCCCTCGGGCTCGGCCAGCAGCGACTCCAGCTTGACCAGGTACCCCAGGGCGTCGTCTATCGCCGCGTACAGCCTGCCCAGCCGGTCCGTCTCCACACGCGCCATGCCCGGATCATGGCACGAGAGAACCCCCGGCCACATCGGCCGGGGGGCGGGTGATCAGCCATAACCCCTATCGGGGTGCTCTCGTCAGACGCCGATCCATCGGGCGGCATCGCGGTCCAGATCGAACGCTACCGCACCCGGCGTCAGGGCCGCGTCACGCTCCGAGCGGGTTGCGTACGCTTTCGGACCGTACCGGCAGCGCGGCGAGTCGTCGATCAGGGCGAAGGGGGTCGTGGTGCCGCGAGCATCGCCGCGGGAGATCATCGGGATCGTCTTGGTAGCGCTGGTCTCCGTCATGCCCTTACTGTACCCCCAGTAGCTCGGGAGCGCAAGAGAGCCCGGCACCTCGTGGGTTACCGGGCTCCGGCTTGCGGGTCAGGCGGTCGCGGAAGCCTCCTGCTCGGTACCCGCCGCGACGCGCGCACGGCGGTGCAGGTCGTCGAAGTTGCCCGCCTTGACCTCGGCCAGGAACTCGGCCGTCTCGGCCGCCGTGTAGGTCACGCTGCCGTCGTTGCCGGGGATGGTGCTGGTGAACGCGAAGCCGTCGGCGGCCTCGGTCACGAACACGCAGGGGCCGGAGTTGCACCGGGTGGTCCAGGTCTTGCCCATGGCGTCTCCTCCATGATCGATCGGTCGCCGTCTATCTTACCGGGCTACCCGAACAGCTGGAGTTCGATACGTATGGCGTTCTCCACGGCGTCGGCGAAGGCCTCGGGATCGTCCTGGAACACGCCGCCACTCTGACGGTTCGCGAGCAGGGACAGCAGCGTCCGACGGAGCACGACCATGGCGGCTTCACGCTCCACCATCGGCGTTTCGTGACCCGGAGCCACCTCGGGCAGCGTCGGTCCCTCAATGCAGATCATGATGGAAGTCCGCATCTGGTCCGGCCACATGGTCACCACGAACTCGTCCGGGCCGAGGTGCAGCAGCCGGAACAGATCCTCCTCGTTCAGCCGGACGAGCCC